GATTATTTGATTAGTTTAGGACTCGATCCCCAAAACCCATGAGTCACAGAATGGAAAAGATTACACCAACACAGTTAGTCACTCGGGAAGAGTGTCAGGAGATGATTGACGATGCCATACGAAAACATAATCGTAACGCTGCAATTATCAGTATGTGTGTTGGTTGGGTTGTTCTTGCACTTTTTGCTGAAGGTCTCCTTCGACTCATCGGAGTGATTCCGCCAATGTTACCCTGGATCAACCTCACCATCAAATAACATGCTTTTAAAGATTGCACTCATTTGGGTCTCAGTACCCTTTATTCTCACAACTCTCTATTTCGGCACAAAAGGAGGATATTACGATTCTGACGACTATAAAGGAAACGGAACCGCGCATTAAAAAAAGTAATAGGCACAAAAAATGCCCAGAAAAATTTTCTGGGCTATTTTGAAATCAATAGCTGATTTTCCCTCAGGAGTCAGCCAACTTAGCAAAGTAACTTAGTGCATCGTCATCACTGTCAGTCATGGACGACTGCGAACCATAATCGAAATCATCTTCAACGGGTTCGGGTTTGCGCTCGAAGTTGGGGCGGGATGCTTTTGCTTCGAGTTCAACAGGAGTAACCTCTTCCCTCACACCACTCACAGGACGGTTGAGAACTGCTTCCAGACGACGCTGGAGTTCTTCATAAGTCTTGAAGTTGTCGGGAGAAGTGAATGCACTCAGAGAGTGTTCTTTATTCCAGATTGATTCCAGAGCATCATCGTCTTCAAGGAGGGGACCAGGACGATCGAACTCAGACTTGTCATAATTCCAATAACCATCTTTCTTGGTGATCTTCAGTTTGAAGTTAGCACCTTGCCAGAAGTCAAAGGGGTTGATGGGACTTTCGTCTTCAAATTCGGGTTGCATTACATCCATGATCTTGTCAAAGATCTTGCGACCGAACTTGTAAAGGAACACGCGACCCTCATTCTGAGGATTAGCAGGATCCTTCACGACATAAACGTTTGCATAGAAGGACAGTTTACGCTTCTGCTTGCGAGCAGTCTCCTTATCTGCTTCAGTGCCTGAGTTCCACAGACCACGGTTGATCTCAGCGAGAGGATCCTTCTGACCAAGAGTGGTCAGGGAGTTCTCAATGTACCAACCACCAGGACCCTGGAAAGCGTGAGAGAACACCTTCACCCAGGGAAGGTCCTCACCATCAGGAGCAGGGAGGAAGCGAAGCACTGCATAACCGTTACCAGTTTTATCCACTTCGGGTTTCCAGAAGCGTTCATCCGCTCCAGAACCACCGCCATTGCCATTCATCTTCTCGACTTCCTTTACCAGTTTGGAAGTCAGATTGCCGAGAGAAGATTGCTTCTTGAGTTGAGAAAAAGACATTTGTGTTGTACCTATTTGTTGTTATTTGGCTTTTGTGTATTCCACATGATAATGATGACACAAAAACTTAGGATCGTTCAATCGATCCTCTCATTTCATCGAGAACCTTGGTCATGTTGTTAAAAACATAAGCAATGTCCACATCGGGAGGAAAACCAAGATCCTGAGCGGATCTCATAATGTTCTCCTTCATGGTCTTTGCTTCAGGATCATCAGACAGACTCATCCTTGTGTAAAGGACTTGTTGTTTCTTGAGAAGATTACTTAGCAGTTCGACGTGCTTCATTTTCTCCTCCTTATCCATTTGAGGAAACTGGAAGACAGCACCATAGATCTCCTCTTGGAGTCTTGCGATGTCATCCATCTCTTGTTGGACAATATCGGATGAGAAGAAACTCATTTGTTTACCACGACCTCCTTAAGGATCTTTTTATAATGGAACACGTCAATATTTAGAAAGGGTGAATACTTTTCCATCCTCATTGACAGAAATTCCCACACAGGATCCTGAAGTTTCTCGTCGAAGTTCTTCTTGAATCCCAGGATTCTTTCTAACAGAACCAGTGTTTCCAAAGAAACTTTGTTCTGAAGATGTTCTTTGACGATCGGTGGATGAGATGATCCGTTGATCGCAAAGATTGAATCAAACTTCTTCCCTTCAAAGAGATCAGTTGATTCTTGTCTGAAGTGATAAGAGAGTGACTGAACTCTCTTCTTCCATTCGGTGAAATTTGTTTCTCCGCTCTGCATAATCTCACCAATCCAGAGAGACTGAGGATCATTGCAGGCAACAAAATTAGACACAAAGAAATCCACGACTTCTTTGTCATCCTTCTGACGACTTAACTTCTCAAAAAAGAAACGATCCTTACGCTTGTAAAACGATTGCAAGGTCGCACGAGACTTACCACAATACTTAATGTAATCGTATTTTGGTTTCGTGAAATGATTTTTGAGACCAAGGTATGCCTTGTAAGTTTCGAAGGGACTCACTTTAGGTATCACAGAGGCAACTTAGCATGAGATGTGCGACGGAGAAGATTGAGTTCCATTGCCTCCGCTTTAATTTTATCCTTTAGCGGTTTGGAAATCAACTTAGGAATCGATTCAACATCGACATTATTTTTTTCGCAGAAGAACACGATCGCATCGATGTAACTCATTCCCTCATTGGTGTGAGCAATCGTTTCGATCTCTTGAGTAAACTTTCGGGAACAATAAAACTTGTTCTCAAACAGTTCTTCGAGATTTTGTTCTTCTGACTTAGACATATTCTCGTAACTTGAATTCAACAAACTCTCTAATATACTTCGAGAGAAGTTGGATGTACTTTCTCTTGTCGTACTCTTCATAAACAACGCATTCTCCGTCCTCACAGGACATAATAATCACAAACTTCTTAACGATTATACCAGTTAATTCGAAAAGCATACAGGCATATGCTGCACACTGAACGAAATAATCATCAATCCACTCACGAGGTTTGGGTTTCTTCGAAGTCTTGAAGTCAATAATGGCAAGTTCACCATTGTGTTCTGCGATGCAGTCCACGGTTCCAGCGATGCCAAGTTCTAAACTGTAAAGTGACTTCTCAATGGCATGAATGTTATTAATCTCATTCAACTTTGGTTTTGCCTGTTTGAACAAAAACTCAGAGAGAGGTTGAACTTCAGGAAGTTCTTTGTTGAGGAGGTAACATTCAGTCAAGGTGTGCATATCGGTTCCCCGACTTGTTGCTGCCTTGGTAATTCTGTTTGCTTCATCCTCTCCAACCCTCGCTCTCCAGTCCTTGAAGAACTCACGTTTGATGTGACTGATAACAGAAGTGATCGAAACCAACTTCTGTCCATTGGGTGCGTCGTAATAACGAACACCATCAATGGTTTGTCTTTCGAGTTTTGGGATTTCGATCTCTACATGTTCAAAAGTCATAAACCAAGTTGTAATTTAGCCATAATGTATTCCTTCACCAATCCACTTCTGCAGATATCCTCTGCTTGGAACTCAACAACATCAAAGGAAGGCATGTTCTGGATGATTCGCATGAAGTCCATGATGCCAGTCTTCTCGGTTGTCTTCACCAAGTCTGTTTGAGTTGCGTCACCACAGAACATGATCTTGGATTCAATACCAATTCTGGTAATGATGGAATCGAGTTCGTGGAAGTTCAGGTTTTGGAACTCATCCACAATGATTATAGCATTGTCGAAGGTGGTACCACGAATAAACGAGGTGCTCCAAAAACTAATCGTTCCCTGTGCCTTCAGATTATTATACAGCATTTCAAACGCTGCATCATCAGGCATCTCGAACATGTATTTTACCATATTCTTGTAAGGAATTTGGTAAAGTGAAGATTTGTCTTCATGATCACCAGGAAGAAAACCAATTTCACGGGTAGCGACAAGAGACCTAACGATATAAATCTTTTCGTAAGGGGACTTAGGGTCCAGAACCTCTCTAATCGCATTGTAAAGTGTGATAAATGTCTTACCTGTTCCTGCACACCCGTAAGCAACCAGGTTTTTGTCTAACTTGTAACTGTCGAAGAACTTCTCCTGATTCTCAGTGAGAGGTTCGATCTTCTTCATGTAATCAAGATTGATCGGTTTCTTTCTCTTCATTGTTTTGTTACTCATTCCGAAAGGAACAGGGTTAGTCGTAATACCTGCTTTTGCTTTTCTTGTTGGCATTGATTAGTCGTAATGTTTGAGTGTGCTTCCTGGTTGTTTCTTAGCCTTGCCGATTACATCTTTCCATCCTGGATGTTTAGTGTAAATCCTACTGAAGGGATCCCCCATCTCAACGCCAAGACATGGAGCATTATCTGGTGTGTAATAACGCTCCCAGTCTGGATTATCTTTCAACCACTGGTCCCAATCATGAATGCTCATGATCACTTCTTTGGTTTCACCAGTTTCTTTATTCTTTACTGGATAAGTTGCCATGTGAAAATAATGTGTAGGTCTATTTAGTTTCGCCCCAAGCAGCCTCAGCAATCACTGGGAACTGTTCGGTAAAGATACGCTTACACTCAAGGGCAATGTCCATGTGCTCTTTCTGAGTTCCGTTTGCTGATCGGAGGTCAATGTAGTGAAGCCAGGAACGAAGAGAACCTGACATATAAAGACGAGTGGGACAAGCAAGAGGAAGTACAAACCGAGCACACTCTTTGGCAATTCCGTCATCCAACATCTCCTGATAAAGTTTCATCGACTGATCGAAATGATCCTTCATCTTGAGACGAT